AGTCTCTCCCGGATGCCTTTGGAAGAGCACCCTGTCGGTCCCCTTTTGATGTAATTCCGGCAGAGCCACAGGGTTGACGTGCCCCTGTCCCTGCGCGAGAAGCTTCTTCCGCAAACCCCGCAGGTAATGATTCCCGCAAACATACCCTCGAAAGGGTCCCTATAATGATAGGCCTTGCTTCTTTCTGACATCACATCCTGCGCTGCGTCGAAGGTATCTGAATCGATGATGGTATCACGGTAGGCTGCTTCCTTCGTGATTCGCCGGATGTCGCAAACCGCCCACTTGACATCGCGAGGGGAGGGAACGCCTTCAGCGTTCAGCGTATCCGCAATGGGTTTCCGACCGCGGCCAGCCATGAGCATCTGGAAAATGCGCTTGACGACCTTCGCTTCTTCTTCGTCCTCCATGCCATAGGGCAGCAGCTTTGGTATGGGCTCTGGCTTCGGCTTAATAAAAGAAGCGAGGACAGAGATCAATGCTTCTCCGTCCTCGCTCATGGTGTGTATGTTCTCATCCTCAAAGAACAAGTCGATGTTCAAATTCTGCAACTGCCTGACCAGATCCAGCAGGGCTTCCTTCCGTAAAACCGAGACATTGGGTACAATCACCAGGTCGATCTTTCCTGCCCTTCCATCTGCCATCAGCCGTTCCAGTTCCGTCTGGCCTAAACCCTGGTCTACATAGACGCCTGCATATTCCCAGCCATTCGTGTTGTGAATTATTGTGCTGAAATGGCTCACCAGTTCAGCATATCCGCTGCGCATGACATTTCCTCCGGACACGACGTGTCCATAGGCTGCGACCCGCATCGTCTTCTTCGGGTTTTCCCTTGAATTTGTATCAAACATCGCGTATATACCCCCTTGTCAGGGTGGTACTATACCGTAGGTTTGACAACATAGCAAACGTATTTTAGGATAACTATATCCGGCCATATGAACAGCAGGCGTCAACCTATCGCCAGCTCCGGGAGCTGCCCCCAGACGGGATTATATTTCTGAACAAGGCGCTTATCTGCCTTGCGGTATTCATCTTTGGTGAGGAGGCCTCTTCCCAGCAACGTCTTCATGACAGCGACCGCCAGGCGGTAATTGCACTCCCGCTCATACTGATCCTTTGTCAGCTTCATATCGTTTTCCCCCCACAAACGAGTAAAGCGCTCCAGGTTTCCCCGGAGCGCGTGTCGGGACTGTTACTGTTTGTCCTTCTCTTCCCTGTTGTGGAGCTGGGACAGGACTTCCTTGAGCTTTTCGGGGACAGGAAGCCCCAGGTGGACGGTATTCTCCAGGATAGACAGGCCCTCATTACTGAGGTAGAAGCACACGGTTGCACCGCGCAAGGCGCTGCCCGTGCCTACGACATGCACGTCGATGACGTTGGCGATGCCGACCATCATCAGGATCAGCACCTTTTTGAAAATCCCCTTGAAGCCGACCTCGCTGGAGAGCTTCTTGTCGATCACCGCGCACATGATGCCGGTGATGTAGTCGATGGTGATGAAGACCACCAGGGCGATCAGCAGTCCGTCCATGCCGCCGAGCACGTAGCCCAGCCAGCCGCCGATGCCGGTGATGGCGATCTGGAGCTTGGTCCAGATCAGGTCGATATTGAAATCTCGCATAATATGTCCTCTCTTTCCCGGCTCTGTGAGCCGAATGATTACTTCTTTGGTCAGTCCCATGAACCGTTGTCGCACAGCTTGATCGCCGCCGGTTGCCAAAGCCCATTCTTGTAGACATACGGCACGGCGGTCTTCCACTCGCCGTCCGTGTAGATCCTCGCCCTGCTGGTATCGTAGGTCAGTGTGATATACGGACGCTGCGAACTGTAGCTGGATGAAGGATTAAAGCCACGAAAGTTGGAGTTCGACGAGCTGCCGCCCGTGCCATAGGCCCACAGATAGAACTTGCCCGTCTGACCGTCCCGGCAGTAGGCCTGCACGATGCTGGTGATGTCGATGGTCTTTGAACCGGTCTTGGTGCCCATCGAGACGCCGGTGATACTCGCCAGCAGCGACTTCCGGTTATCAAACGAGGTGCTGTAGTTGTACCCTATCGTCAGCGTAGCGGAATTCGCCGTGTTGATGTAAACCCTCAGAATCGCCGACTTTATGGAAATGGTCTTTTTGTCAATGGTCGGCGCGTTGAAGTCCATGCGGAACGCACGGTTCGAGGAATAATAGAAATGGGTATCGGCCTCTGAGGATGATCCGGAGGAGCTGTAGTACCTGCCTCCATTAGGACGCCATGTGTAGGTCGTCGACATCGCCGGTCACCTCATTCCACAACGAAGTACAGCTGCCCCTCCACGGGATTGGAAGGCATGCTGCTCTCCGGGCCGTAGGTCTTGCTCCCCGACAGTACGATGGGAAATGCGCACTCGAACAGCGGGTTCCCATAGGTCGCCGCGGAGAACTTGCCTATGGCCACGCCGCCGGTGGCGAGACCCGACAGGTGCAGGTTGGCAAATGAACGCGCTACCAGCACTGAGAACACCGCCTTGTCGTAAGCGTCGCCTATGGTGAAGGTCAGCGTGTAGTTTCGCCCGGTATTGAAAGAGATGGACGCGAACAGCCCAGGCGAGGCTTCCACATAGCCGTTGGCGGAGAGCGCCGCGCTCAGGATGGAAGAGGAGATCGTTTTCGTCTGACTGGACCCGGTGTCATCCGTGATCACCACCTGTGCGACAGTGATATCGGAAACAGTGCGCCCCTCAGCCAGGGAGATCGCCAGCTTGCCCATCACATAGCTGCCCTCGTCGTTCTTGACGTAGCTGGACCCCGAGAGTGCGTAACGCTCAAAATCGACCGACTTCGCTGCCGGGCTTATGCGATACGTCAGGTAGCTGATCGCCTGCCCGGAAGTGTTGAAAGTCTGGTCGCCATTCCCGTCAGCGTTTGCGTCCGACCAAAGCGTGAAGTTGAGCGGAGCACTGACCACCCGGCTGCTGCCCCAGGCGTCGGACAATTCCCACATCTGGAAACGCAGGGTGAACGTCGTGGCCGTCGCCTTCGGGATATTCACGTTCACGAAGGATGAGCGGTAGGTAGCGCCTGCCGTAGTTGACACTTCGACACTCTTGTTCGCCCGGTTCTTGAAGTATGGCTCCCCGTCAAAGCACCATTCAAAGCTGCGAATATCAGACCAGCAGATTGTCGGGATGACAGTGATGCCCTTGCTCTGCCAGTAAGCACCGAGCCAATGCTTCCGATAGTGGCTGTTGATCTGCAACGCTATCGGGAAATCTGTGTACATGGAGAAGTCCGGCGTGCAGACAAAGCGGAACCGTCTGAGCATATCGATGTACATATCCGGTGAGGTCCACAGTCTGGAGAACTGATAATCCTTCAGAAAAAAGTGGATACCGACGCACTCCGGATGCTTGTACTTCGCGGCAAAGTTAAAGCCGATCATGTCAATAGGTGCATTGATCATAACCGGCTCAATTCGAGGTATCTGGTATTTTCCAACTCCCGGGAAGGCTGCTTTGTCCAGGTTTTCGCACTGGCGTATTGACCAAAGCATCATACCTTTGCATCACCCCTTACCCGAGTACAAGAAGTCCGCGGGTATCGTAGACAGAACCGCCGTTCTGGTTCTTCATGGCACGATCCAGTGCCATGACCATGGCCACAGCTCCGTCCACCTTCTCCGTGGACTTCTCCTTGTCGATTTTGATGTTGCCCGCCGGGTCAGTCCGGACGAAAGCATTGTCCATGTTCCAGCGAAGCACCGGGTGCCCGCCGTGATTGATGCGGTGTTCCAGCACCAGTCGCATCAGTTCCTTGGTCGGCGCTGACATATCTCGAAAGCCCTGGCCGAAGGGAACCATGGTAAAGCCATCTTCTTCCAACGCCTGTACCATCATGCTGGCGTTCCACCGGTCATAGCCGATCTCCCGGATGTTGAAGCGTTCGCCCAGCTCAACGATGAACTTTTCAATGAAGCCATAGTGGACGACATTGCCATCCGTGGTCTTCAGAAAACCCTGTTTCTCCCACACGTCATACATGACATGATCGCGCCGGACACGCAGGGAGAGTGTTTCATCCGGGAGCCAGAAGAACGGCAGTATGATATAGGGCTCCGATTCATCCAACGGCGGGAACACCAGCACCAACGTTGTGAGGTCTGAGGTACTGGAAAGATCGAGGCCTCCATAGCAGGCCCGGCCCTCCAGCTCATACTCACTCACGTTGCCGCCGCACTCGTCCCACTTATCCATGGGCATCCAGCGGACCGACTGTGCCGTCCACTGGTTCAGGCGCAACTGGCGGAACATATTCTCATCGGCAGGCGTCTCCAACGCTTTATGGAAAGCGTCGCGCACCTTATCAATGGTGATCGTATATCCGAGGCTGGGATTGGCCTTGTACCAGTTCTCTTCCTTGTGCCAGTCTTCGCTCTCGGCCAGGCCGTAGATCACCGGGTAGAAGCGCTCGTCATTCTTCCGGCCCTCCAGGATATCCAGTGCCTTCTGATGAACCTCCCAGCAGATCGACGTCCTGTCTGTGCCCGCCGTGGTCAGGAAAAACCAGAGAGGCTGCTTTCGGGCGTCGCCGGAGCCCTGGGTCATGACGTCATACAAAGCACGGGTCGGCTGGGTATGCAGCTCATCGAAGATGCAGGCCGACACATTCAGGCCGTGCTTGGTCGCCACTTCACTGGACAGTACCTGGTAAATGCTACCCGTGGGCATATAAACCATGCGCTTGGTCGAGGGCACGATCTTGATGCGTTTGGACAGCGCCGGGCTCTGGCGGACCATATCACAGGCCACGTCAAACACGATGGCAGCCTGCTGGCGGTCCGACGCGCAGCTGTAGACCTCTGCCTTCCACTCGTCATCGTTCACCAGCATGTTCAGCGCAATGGCTGCGCCGAGCTCACTCTTACCTTGCTTTTTTGGTATCTCAATGTATGCCGTGGTGAACTGGCGCATGGTGGGATCATCGTCACGCACAGTCCCGAAAACGTCAGAGATGATCTTGTCCTGCCAGGGAAGGAGCTTGAAGGGCTTGCCGTGAAACTCGCCCTTTGTGTGCTTCAGGCATTCAATGAAGCGCCTCACACGATTGGCCTTTTTCTCGTCAAATGCCATTTACTCACCTTCCTTCCACTGGCCGTTCAACAGCTGCTCCATGGGATCGTCGGAGGTCTTATCACTCATCCCGCCTGCCGCGATGATGCGGGATCGGGTGGCGGGGGAAAGACCGAATTCTCCAGCCAGCGATTGCATGATCTTCAGGTTCTGCTGCGCGATGGACACCTGCGGAACCTGCTGTACATATCCGCTGGGCGTCTTGAAGATCGAGCCGTGCTGGGTGATGAATTCCTCCGCCTCGCGCCACCGGGCATAAGCCTGGCAATAGGCAGAAAAGCTGTCGATGTCCCAGATCGTCAGAAGACCCATGGCTTCCAGGGAAGGGGCCAGCCGCTTCCACTCCTTCTTCGCCTCCGGTACCAGCCAGGAGGGGCACTTGATCACGCCCTTCGGCGGCCTGGGCTCATTCTCATTGAGGGGACGCCGCCCCTTGCCCCGGTCGCCTTCCAGTTTCTTCAGCGCCGTCGGCAGGGGCTTTCTTCCGCGAGTCGCCATTGGACATCCCTCCTTCCGTCAAATTGCCTTATCGGTATCATTCGACAGGTTTACTCTCTGCCATAGCTTCTTCATAGGTCAGCACCGTGCCGTCGCGCAGCACCTTTACATTCTGCGTCGCGCCTTCGTGAAACTGGATGTACCTGTCCACGATGACGGAGGCGTAGCGTTCGTCAAGCTCCATCGTTTTGCAGATGCGATCCGTCTGATCGCAAGCCATGAGTGTGCTGCCGGAGCCGCCGAACAGGTCCATGACCACGCCGTTCGGCGCGGAGCTGTTCTTGATGGGATAGGCCACCAGCGGGATTGGCTTCATGGTCGGGTGCTCCGCGTTCTTCTTGGGCTTATCGTAGTTCCAGATGGTGGTCTGCTTGCGATCCGCATACCACTTGTGTTTCCCGTTGGGCAGCCAGCCGAACAGCACAGGCTCATGCTGCCATTGATAAGGCGAGCGCCCGATCAGCGGGTCGACGTAGCCGTACTCGTCCAGACTTTTCTTTATCTTTTCATAGACAGGATCGCCTGGCTGCAGGTCGACGCGGGGATTGTATTTCGCCGGTTTCAGCATTTCCACGGGGATTCGCCTGGTTATCATCGTCGTATTCACACTGTACACCCTCCATTTGATAAAACAAAACAGGCATAGAAAAGCACCGTCACATGGCGGTGTTTCTTTTTGTCCTGGAGCTGATACCCCACCCCCGGAATTTGTCGGAAATTTACGCGAGATTGGGCGGCGGTCCCCAGTTATACATCGGTAGAGATACACCACCCCCTCCCCGGCACACCCCGGCGGGCGGCGGCGGGGCGGGAAATTCCCCCCGGGCGGGCCCCCGGCGGCGGCCCCGGGCGGCGAGCCCCGGCGGCGGTGTGCCCCGGCGGGCGGGCGGCCCCGGGCGGCGGGCCCCGGGGGCGGTGTGCCCCGGGCGGGCGGCGCGGGCCCCGGCGCGGGCGGGCTCCCGGCGGCGGTGTGCCCCGGGCAGCGCGGGCCCCGGCGGGGCGGCTTCCGGCGGGCACAGGCCCCGGGCGGCGGGGCTTCCGGCGGTGTGCCCCGGCGGGCGCGGGCGGGCCCCGGCGGCGGGCGGGCCCCCGGTCGGCGGTGTGCCCCGGGCGGCGCGGCGCGGGCGGCGGTGTGCCCCGGCGGGCGGTGTGCCTCGGCGGGCGGTGTGCCCCGGGCGGGCGGTGTGCCCCGGCGGCCCCGGCGGCGGCCCCGGGCGGTGTGCCCCGGCGGCGGCGGGCGCGGGGAATTCCCCCCGGCGGGGTGCCTGGTGGGGCGGCCACAGCTACACACTCCGGCACCGAGCGCAGGAAAAAATCCGGCGGCGGGCGGCGCGGGCGCGACCCCGTACCGGGGGCGGCGGCGGGCCCGCCGAGCCCGGCGGAGCGGGGCGCTTCTATATAGCAAAAACGGCCGCATTTTCCGGGCCCCGATTTATCAAAAACGACGCAATCACGACTCCCAAAGAACGCTGAAACAACGCTGTCTTTTATCTGGACTTTCCGGGCGAAAAGAGTGATTAATGTGCTGCGGCCGAAAAAGCCGCCCGGGCGGGGCCACCGCCCGGCCCCCCGCGGGCCCCGCGCCCGCCCCCCAAGGACGCCCGCCCCGGGCACCCCGCAGCCAGCGGGAACCGGGCACCGGGCCCGCCGCCCCACCGCGTACCGCTCGAGAGGTCGCTGTGGGTGCCCACCCCGGTCTATTTGCCCGAAAGGGCAATCCGATCCTTTCCGCCCCGGGCCCGGGCGGGAAGCCAAGAAGAAAGGAGGAAGACACCATGCCCCGAGCACCACCCCTACGCCCACACCGGGTCTCGCACCCGGACTCCGCCTGACGATGGCTGGGAGGGCTCCCAGCCGAAACGCGCCCCGCGTCGCGGAAAGCCCGCACATTTTTTGAAGGAGGTTTGCCCCATG